GATGGCGTTAGCAGTAGACCACGACCATATTACGGGGCTTGTTCGTGGTCTACTCTGTATGACATGTAACAGAGCATTAGGAAAGTTTCGGGACAACGACCAACAGGTTATAAATGCAGCGCAATATGTTACACAACCTCCAGCTACTATTGCGTTAGGAAGAGAACACAAAACGCTACCGGGCGGTATAAAAACTAAATCGAGAAAAAAGAAAATCAAAGGTATGAATGACAAAACAAAAAGTAAGCAAGCGAGAAAGACTTGCCGCAAACAAAAAAGCATTTGATGAGATTATTGGTGATCCTTATAGCAAGGAAGACCTACCCGGACAATATATAACAGCTAGAACTAGTAGCTCTTTAAAAAGTGTTAGCAATTACGATGCAACAGGACCATCTACCAAAAATGCAGCAAAACCAAATTTGATGGATTTTATTTGTGATGTAGAGAGCGCAATAGATGACGGCTTAATGAGGTTTAGGAAAGATTTTTACGGAGAAAGAGACGTATTTCCTTATTTTGTAAAAACGTATATCATACAAACAGAAGAAGCTTTCAAACAGCAAGAACGAGCAACACTAGAACAAATTATTGGACAAATCTTTATAGCAAGAAACATTAGTCCAGTATCAAAATACTTTACAGCCATTAGGCGTAAAAACGGGAGGTAAATTGAGCACACTATCTAATAAATCGTTAATACAACAAGCAACAGAAGAGGTTAAAGATTTGAAAAAACCCGATCCGTTAACCATTAGTATTATTTTCTTAAAATACGGTCTATACATTAAAAAAGAAGATATAGACAAACTTATAGAAGAGGCAGAGGCAGAGGCACTAAACGATGAATGATATAGTTGGGTTCCGAGAAACACCAATTTTGACGCCGACCGAGGTAGGTAAAGCACGAAAACTATATGTAACCGTTCAACATGATAGAGTTACTATATGCAATCATAAACTACCAAAAACTAATATTCCTAAAAAGATTAACTGTGAATGCTGTTGGTTTGCGTTTTTTCAGGGCAACGGAGATTTAGTAACAAAACTCGATGAAGTGTTGACAACTCACGGAGAAGGTGCTATAGTTAGATCACAAGGTAAGAAGTTCCTTCATAGGTTTAAGCAATTCATGGCGACAATAGAACGGTTCAAAAAGGAAGCAGAATGACAGATGTATTAGACACTCTTAAGGGTTTGGTTGGCGACGGTAACTCCACGCAAGCCAAGCCTAAAAAGAAAGAAAAAGAAGAAATTATACCACCTTCTAAAGCAGAAAGGTTTAAACTAATAGAAGGTCTTAACAAGGTTCTTAACACACAGTTCAAGGTTGATTCTACAATCGTTCGGATGGGAGCCAACGTCGGAGTACAAATCCCCTCTATCTCAACGAACATAGCCAGCCTAGACAACGATGTGATACAATGTGGAGGTATTCCTAGAGGACGAATCGTTGAAATATTTGGTCCAGAATCGAGTGGCAAAACAAGCCTTGCGCTCCACATTATAGCGGAAGAACAAAAAAATACTGATAATCTTTGTGCTCTAATTGATGCAGAACACGCTTTAGATGTTACCTACGCATCTAAACTTGGAGTAAATGTTAATGAACTTTTGATTAGCCAACCGGATAGCGGAGAGCAAGCACTAGAAACAGCGGAGGCTCTTATCGAGTCCAAAGCAGTTAGTTTGATAGTCATTGATAGTGTGGCGGCTCTTGTCCCACAGGCTGAGCTTGACGGGGAGATGGGCGACTCCGCAATGGGTCTACAAGCCCGTCTTATGTCCCAAGCTATGCGTAAGCTTCGAGGGAAAGCAAACAACAACGGAGTAACACTTATATTTATTAACCAAATACGAGAAAAGATTGGTGTAATGTTTGGAAGCCCTGAGACTACAACGGGCGGGAGGGCATTAAAGTTCTTTGCTAGTTTGCGACTAGATGTTAGACGCAAAGATGTTATCGGAGATAAAGAGCATCCTATTGGGCATGTACTTAAAATCAAAGCCGTCAAGAACAAAGTTGGCAGTCCAATGCGCGAGACTCTAGTAGATTTAATATATGGAGTCGGTATAGACAAGGAAGCCGATTTAATCCGATATGCCATATCACTAAACGTAATAGAAAAAGCTGGACCGTGGTTTAAGTTTAATGGTGTAACTCTCGGACAAGGAGAAGCTGCTGTTATAGACGTTATAAAAAATGATCCAAAATTACGATCAAGTATTTATGCTAAATTAGTTTAGTACAGAAAGGAAAAGTAATGGCAAACAAGAGTAAGAAAGCACCAAGTAGTATTAGTAATCTAATTAACAATATATTTAACTACACGTCAATATGCTGCAACGCTCCTGCAACTAAAGCAGCTTGTGCTAAGTCTGATAAAGCAGACTCCTCATTGGGCAAATGGAAGTGTGTAAAATGCAGCCAAAAATGCAAAGTAACTCGTAGTAAGTACAAAAAGGAGGACAATGTTGAACAACCTCAAAGCGAGTAAGGCTATTCTTGAGTATATTATACAAGAAGAAGGATCACGCTTAAAGCCCTATGTTGACGTAAGAAATTGGACAACTATCGGTGTTGGTCACTTATTACATAAGGGGCCGATTACACATGAAGACCAACCTATTACACTTGAACAAGAGTTAGAATACCTTAGACAAGATATTTATAATACAGAAGAAATTATTAAACATTTTGTTATAGTAGACCTTAATCAAAACCAATTTGATGCACTTGTGTCTTTCGTTTTTAACGTAGGAGATGGTCATTTTATTAAGTCTGAGTTGTTAGCAGCACTCAACAAAGGTTTATACAATTTAGCAGCACAATACTTTGTAGAGTACGATCATGCAGGGGCAGTTGTTTCTACACCACTATTACGGCGCAGGGAGTACGAACAAACTTTATTCTTAACACCGGAGACGATATGAACGCGGCGCAAGAAGTATTTAAAAGGAACTTTAGCCTCCAAGATGTAGGAACTCGATATGAGCATTTATATGATTTATTAGAATTGTATGAGTGCGCTTACGAGATTCTAATGGGTAAACCTGTTAGGAGTCAAGAAGAATCTGCACAAGTCTACGAACTGAAATATGCCATTAAACTGCTAAGAAAGGTGTTAGAAAGTGTGGCAGATATGGATAGAAAAATGTTTGATTTGAGAAGGACTATTTTATCTTTACCAAAGAATCCTTTAATGATCGAGGGCGGGAGAGGGACACCGTTAAACAGAGAGACTATGTACTCTCTTCCCGATACTGTAAGCCAAAGGGAGGGTTTTTGAAGGACATAGGAACTATCAAAATCCGCTACGATAGCGACGACTCTTTTAGGATTGTAGCAACAGTTGACATAAATGGGTCAGTATTGTATGATGAATTAGAGGGTCGAGGAGATAACCTTCACGAATCACTGACCGATTTAGCAGCACAAATTGAGGACATAATAGCATGAGAGAAAAAGGGGCGATTTAATGGAAAATTTAGGATTCAACGCTTATCAGGTATTTGCGGAATATACGGCTAATTATCCTGATGTAGGAAACAATATGGTGTACCCGGCGATGGGTCTAGCTGGAGAAGCTGGAGAAGCTTGCGACAAGGCTAAGAAGCATTGGCGGAATACTGGTGAAATGGGAGCAGCTAACCTAACACAATTACAAAAGAAAGAGTTTGCAAAAGAGATTGGCGATGTGCTTTGGTACGCCGCTATGTACGCTAAGGAGCTAGGCTTTACTCTTGAGGAAGTAGCTCTAATGAATATTGAGAAGCTTCAAGACAGACACAATAGAGGAGTAATCAAGAGTGAAGGAGACAACCGATAATCATTTTAGCATGGATGGTAGTATGGGTCCACCGCTAGAAGAAGAGACTATGCGGTGGGAGCTTATAACAAAAGATACTAAATTTAGGGTAGGAGATTTGTTATGGAATCCCTATTACCAATCTGTTACTAAATTAGACGATGAGTTTGACATAGAATTTCTAACAAAACAAAGTGTGTTTAATGACACTCACATACTAAAAATAAAGCCCCCAATTTAGGGGGCTTTTTCTTGGTCTATTTTAACTTCCGCACGATCCACCACGACTAATATCACAAATATCCTGAGATTCTACAAATATTTGTCCGGTATGCTTCATAGCTGTTTTATAACTAACGGCTGTTAAGGGTTGTCCACTCCGAGCACCATCGGGATAACAAGTAATTCCTCGTAATTTTGGTAAATATGTAAGAAGCATTGTACCAAATTCTTTTACCTTATCCTCATTATTTGCCTCACTTCCCCACGCGGGTAAGTTGATAGTCGAGCTAATGCCGTGGTCAACGTATTGCTGTAACCATGCCTGAAATGCCACACGCCGCTCTGGAGAGATACTATAGGCATCCTCAATTGAATCGGGATTGATCCCATTCTCTTCTACTAGACGCTTTGCAGCCGTCTCAATAACATACTGATAGTTCCATGTGCGACCGTTCAAATACCTACGCTTAAAGGCTACGCAGAACAGCGGTTCACAGCCCGTAGTAGTCTCTGCCACGATACCGATAGTTCCCGTAGGCGCTATGGCTCTTGTTTTGACAGAATGTGATAAGCCCCAATCGTCTTCAATTGCATGAGCATAAGACGTACTTTCTTCGTAAATTTTGAGGTATTCTTGGAGGTCTGAGTCAGGGCCATAGGGCTTTCCGTGAGTGATTAGCCACTCATGTATACCCATTAAACCAAGTCCTAGACGGCGATTTTTTGTCCTAATCAAATCTACTTTTGCATAAGGAATATCTGAGTATAATGTACCTGCTACAAGCATCATAGTTGCCAAGAACACGCACTGTCTCATATCTTGTAGAGAGTCTATACGAGCCATGTTTATACTACCTAGATTACATATATCACTATCATCATAACTGGTAACTTCAGTACATGCATTCCGCAATGTTTCACCTGCGTTCTCGCCAGTGTCGATACTAAAGCCCGGTTCGCCAGTCTTTAGCATCTGCTTAATAGTTTCCCAATAAACTTTTTGTGCTAATTCGTGCTTTGGATAAGATTTATCATGGTATGCTAAGAAAAAGTTATCATCTAGTCGCACACTAACATTCGTACCATCTAGCGTAGCAGGGAAATTGAAATCTTTTGCCTTTAGTGCTCTTACTTCTGGTGTCCAGTCTTTAACATGGATGAACTCCATTATATCGGGATGATCCCAACCTAGTCCAGCCCATATAGCACTGCGTCTGCTTCCGCCTTGCATAATGAATCTCCCTGATTCGTTGACCATCTGCATTAGAGCCAATGGCCCTGTAGCTTC